GTTTGATCATCACTTAATGTAGAATTATGAGTTACTACATAAGTAGTAGGATTCATAACTGGAGACATTGCTTTTACTGCAGGAATTGTACAGAACACTTCTTTCTCTCCTGAACCAAAATCAATTTCATTTGTAGTACCTAAGTTATTACTTATCACTGTGTCTCTTGAAAGAGTATCTGGAGTAGCATCTGTAACGGTGCCTATACCAACTTCAAACTTATCTGTACCAGTTTCAGTAATACAATAATACGTAGTATTACCATTACCAACTCCTGATACAAATGATATAAAGTCTTGTGAAGCACCAGCTAGGTTTAACGTTCCCGTTCCTGAGGTAGTGCTTGTCTCTTTAACTCTATCGTTAATGACAAGTGCCATAGAAACTTCTCCCTATGCTATTCTTAATATTGCGTTAGTAGAATCTGCTGTTGGGAATTGAATTGTAAATGTACCTGCGGTTGCAGTTTTATCCCCAGCAAAATCTAATACAGCAACTGCGGAATTAGTATTACTAGTGTTATAAATTAAAGCTCCTGCTGCAGTTAGTGTAACTCCAGTGAATGATAAATCATTAAAACTTATGAATGCTACGGAAGCATCTACAGAAACTAATGCATTAACTAAAGCTCCTCCACCTGTACTGTAACTTCCGGTTGGATTTGCAACTTCTCCTGTTATAGTAAAAGATGTTGTATCTGCTCCGATAGTTGCAGCTGAAGTGTACAGTGCTAGTTTGTATACGTTTCCTGTTCCAACAGTAAAATCTGTATTACCTTTTAACAGATCCTCTTTGAAAATATTGCATATTGCGTTTGCTGTTATTGCCATTTTAAAACTCCTTTTATAAATTATGGTGAAGGTGATTCCACTTTAATACGAGGAACACCTTGGTCATACTCACTTCTACGTCTTCTACCCATTTGTTGAATCGCAAAAGCTTGTACTTCAGTATCATACTTGGTTTTATACAAATTGTACATATCCATCGGTCCTTTTAAATAAGAAAAAGCTTCTGTTAAAACACCGTGTAACAACATGCCTTCCTGATAAGTGGATAAATAAGTATCATTAGTAGACGTAAAATGAGGTGGATTTATTATATAATTTAATTGTACCACATAAGCTTGATTTGGAGTGGGAGCCACTACAACATTTTCTTCATCCCAATTAGCATAATATTTAGGAACACCTGTAGCTCCACTACCATTAAATTCAGAAATAAAACTAGTGTCTCTTTTCTCCATAAAAATTCTGTTGCTACCTTCAAATACTTGTAAAGACCTAATAATTAAAAAATCAGCAGGCATCACTAAAAATCGTTTATTAATATTAAAAGAAGAAGTAGCGTATTTTCTTAAATCATCATAATCAACCATTCCGGCTACATCTAATTCAATATTTCTAATAAACTGATCTATTAAAGTATCACTTAATACATTACTATTTACTTCCGTATAGTTTCGTACTTGAGTTAAAAAATTTGGATAAGTGATAGCCATATTATGATATTACTATTGTAACACTCCCTAGGGTTGGTATTAATTGTCTATAAGTATTTTGAAGACTTGGATCTAATGGAATCATACCATTAGAATTAAAAGCAAAATCTCCTGGTAAATTTAAATTAGCAACTGTGAACATAGGTCCACCAGATGCTTGACTAAAATCTTGAGCTCTAGCATTTTTTAAACCTTGAGGATCAGCTCTATGATGTCTTGGATCTAATTGAGGATGTTTAGCTTCATACTCTGAAATATGAACTAAGGAACCGTTCCATTCTTTAACCATTTCCACATAAGGGAAAGCTTGTCCAGAACGATCTGAAATAGATAATGATTGTTTTCCTCTAGCAAAGTTACCCATTATACACCATCTCCAAAATATGCTTGCGGAGAAATAAAAGAAGAAGTTCTTTGACCATCTTCTTCTAATGCTCTCATTAATTCATCTTCATACATTTGTTTTAACAAAGGTATTCTGTCCGGTGCTTTAAGAGGTGCTAAGTAATAAGCCAGTCCCGCGCACATGCATGGTAAAAAACGATACACAACGTTTGGATCATTAGTGTAAGCACCTGCATCTTCAATTCTATTAATAGAGTAATATTTTAAATGAGTATAGGTATTTGTATCGGGTGTTAAGTATAAATAAATTTCTGGAGTAACTTGTCTATCTACAAAATATTGTGAAGGTTGACCTTGTGCTCCTTTATTGGGTAAAGCAGCATAAGCAGATCTATCTATTTTAGCTAAACTAATATCATTGGTTGTAGTTGTAGGAGTGCCAGCAGAGTCTGTTACATAAGCTTCCAATACATCACTAACATTACTAGGTACAGCATAGGATGCTTGACCTTGAACTAATAAAACTTGATTTAAAGTTACTTTCCAAAGATGAATTCCTCTATTTCCCCACTCTGAAAATAATAAATTTAATTTTCTTCTTGCAGATCTTAAATCATATCCAGAGTTTGTTTGAACACCACATCGTTCATAACCCTCTTCAATAATCTCATCAATACTAAGATTAAATGCTGTAGTACCTGAAGTAGCCATGTTATTTCTCTATTAAAGTTTTAACGTAATCTTGATAATTGCTATCTGCAAATCCACCTGTTCTCACAACAGTATTGTCTTGGTTAAAAGTTGAATATCCACCTTTGTTAAATTTAACTTTAAATCTAGCTCCTGCAGTGAAACCCTTACTTTTAGATTCACCTGTCTTTGATTGTTCATAACCACCATAAAAACTAGATCCTCCTGGAGTATCAAAACTACCCTCTATTCCTTTTGTGCTAGTTGGGGGTACAGGTAAACTATCATACTGTGTGTCTGATTGATATATTTTAGCACCTAGTTTACCTACATTAAATCCTTTTTCAATTCCTAAAGATTTATCAGTAATAGTTTGTTTAGGATCTATTACATCATCTCCCGTTTTTCTAACAGATAATTCTGGATTAAGAACTAAGTCTTTGTCCATAGAAGAACTTTGAATATAATTCGAGTCAACCGCACTTAAAGCACCTCCGCCAAATTTTTTAATTTTATTTTTCATTGTTAGTCTACTTTAAATTTTAAAGTATCAGCTTCTTTTAAAGTCATGCCTTTACCTTTAGTTTTATTAAATTTTTCTCTTAAAGCTTCTTTGGCTTTTTGAGAGGCCATCATATCAACTGAAACTGTTTTTGGATAACGACTTGCTCTTCTTCCTAAAAATCTAGCAAATAATCCAAATACTGCTTTTACTGGTTTTTTTTCTTTTGCAACCATTTTAGACATTGCTAATCTTCTTACTCCGCTTGAAGCCATTAAAATACTCCTTGAAATTTAGTTCCCTTAATTGCTGCACCTGTTCCCCGCATAACATTAACAGGTCCTCCACCCATCATTCCTGTTGGTTCAGCTACTTGTTGATTTGCTCTCAATTGTTTTTCTTTTTCTTCCTCTTCTTTGTTATATTTATCAGATAAAAGTTTAGGAATTAATCCTAAATTACCACCGATATCTCTAACTGTTTGAGAGTTTTTAAAGGCATCTGCCGCTACCCCTATAACACCCATACCGAGTTTTGCTTTTATTATCTTTTTTTTCATTTATTTACTCTCCTTTGTTAGCGGCCGCTTTGAGAGTGATATTTCTCTCCTTTTTGCGGTTGTACAACTTCTTTGAATGTACCACTTTTGAACTAAATAGTCTATTACTTAGATTTTTTGCTATGGGATTTGGTTTTTTTGACATAGACAGCACTTGCTTTTTTCTTTTGTTTACCTCTCCAAGAGTTACCTAATCCTGGTTCAAGTTGCCTGGTCATTTGAGATCTAGATATTACCATGGAGTATATACAGTCTTTCCTTCTTCATTTTTTATAGCTTTTAGTGTTTGAGATCTATTATTATCAGAATTCCACGATATATGAATCCACCCACTGTCTGGTTCTCCTTCTCTATAAAATTCTAAAATAAGTTGATCAAATTCTAAATTATCTCTAATCCATTCCGCTAATTCTTTATTATCTACGTTCACTACTTCTATATCGGCGGCCTTGCCTTCGCTGTGTTGTGAGGTTGGTTTAGAACCTATAGCAATACAAAGTTCTGCTGATCTATAACCTGAAGATATAAGAACAGGAGAATCAAAATGAGATCTAATTGGTTGTAATACATTAACGCATAATGCTTTTAAGTTATCTATATGAGCAGGGGAAGGGTTATTAGGAATAGCTTTACGCTCCGCTACTTGCGATTTAACTAACTCACTTAATTGAAAGTTCGCTGAAAGTTTCATTACTCTTTTATATCGTAAAACATATCATTTGTATTATCTGTTTTCCAGTCCATATTTTCTACGTTCCAATACGTAGTTTGTACTTTATAGTCTGGCTTATTGATTTCAGTAGTATAACTAGGAATATTCCAAAGGATCCTATTATTAGGCTGAGCAGCATAATTG